ATTACTACTATTTTTGAACACAATGTCAAAGCCTGTTTTAGATTTATTTGATATAACAAAAAAGTCACCTGAAGATAGGTCTTGACCTGTAACTGTAATGTTTGGAATTTGGAAAAATCCATTTGTAAATGTAACAGATTTTGTTCCTGTACCAGAAGATATATCATCTCCTGTTTCTGTTCTTTTCTCTAATACTAATCTAGCTTTTAATCCTGTTACAAAAGGTCTAGCATTGTTATTAGCTGATGAAAGAACACATCTAAATTTAAAAAATCTACCTTTAAATGTTCCTTGTTGTGCAACTGTCGTAAAAGTAGTTATGTTTGATAAAGCTGTATCATCTGCACCTATTTGTATTATTGCATTGTTATTTGTTGGTGCATTACCATCAAAAGGTGCTTTGGCATTATCGAATAAAGATGCTCCTCTACCTGAGTCAAACAAATCATAAGGGTCGTCAGATTCCATAGTTAATTCAACTTGAAATGTTGCATCATAAATAGCATCAAGAGAAAAATTGTTTGCAAACACATAGTTTCCTGAACCTGTAATATTGTTTGCTAATCCACCTGTATCAAATAAAAAACCGCTACTATCTGCATCATCAAAGTTACCTGATCTTGCATCAAAAAGTGTAATCGTATCAAGTGTAACTGCTGGATTGCCATTATTATCTTCTCCTCTGAATGTATTTGTAAATGTTCCTGAAAATGCTGTTTCCTCAGTAATTGTTGATATGTCCTCAAAAGATTGTAAAGCAATAACACTTGAAGTTATTAAAGTTGCATTTGCTGACTCATTACCAAGTTTATCTACAGCTTTGATATATAAATTAAATGGTGGTTTTAGTGCATTAACAACAACACTATTTGATTTTCTTCTTGGTACTTGTACTAAGGGAGAAGTATTAAACCATGCTGTACTGCCTGAACCCATAGAATATCTTATTTCATAAAACTCAATATCTAAATCTGTTACTGCTGTCCAATTAAGTGACATTTGATTTGAACCAATCATTGAAATATTAAAATCTTCTACATCAGATGGTGTATCTGTAGCACCAATAATTAATCTTGAAGCTGATACAAAACTAGATGAAACTCCAAAACTATTTATAGCTTTTACTCTTACATCATAAGTTTGGTCATCAATAACATTAAGTAATTCATGGTTTAGTTGTGAACCTGTAGAAATAATTTTAAAATCTGACTCTGTAGATTTCTTTGCTTCTACTTGGTAATTAGAAACAAAACTATCTGGTGAAGCACCTACAACAATATTTAATCTTGTTATTACAGTACCATCAGAATATTCAATCATTTCATCTGAAAGTGTTAAAGAAGCTGGTGGCTGTATAACAAATGGATTTGGAAGATTTGTAGATGGTGTCGTTGTTTGTTGTGCTTTTGGTGCAAATGTATAATGACTTCCTTGATATTCTACTAATCCTAATCCTATGGAAAAATCATCATTGAATGTCAAAGACATTACTCTAAATGGTTTTGCAGAAAAACCTAATGACGAATGTGTAATATTTACTATATCTCCAATAACTAAATCATAAGCATCAAAGCCTACATTGATTGAAAGTTGTAGGGCTTCTCTTGATCTTCTTAGAATTATTTCAGCCATCTCCTCTGCTTGATAAGGTGATGTAAGTGACTTCATAGAAAATCTTCCCTCTAGCAAAAAGCCACCATCAGCCGCTTTTAGAGTTGCGTGTCTATCTGCAACATCTAATCCTGAGTCATCAATAGGTGGAAACTGAACTTCATCTGCTTGGAAGTTTCTATCTGGGTTTATAAAAGAAACTATTACTCTATTATATCTATCATTTTTACTTGGAGAAGATAAACTGTAACCACCAATAATATCATCTTCAGTAAGTGTAATTGAAGCTGAACCTGTTGTTTCAATAACTAATTTATATTTACCACCAGCATAGGGTAAAAATCCTCTGCACCCTGTAATCAACTCTCTCAGGTTAGAGATT